GCCAACCACTCCTTGGGTAGTCTCACAAGATCTCTCAGCCGACACAGGCTCCTTTACTTACGATAGGCTACAAAAGCTTTTCCGCTTTGTTGGAATCCAACAGGCCGGTCAAGGCACCCAAAAGGACGTTAACGTAGCAATCGAAAACATTAGATACCCCAAGAATATTGCTGAGAATCCTTATGGCACATTCGACGTTGTTATCTATAGAGCAACAGCAACACCAGGAAGCTCTCTTGATAGAGATGAGCCTCTTGAAGTTTTTGCAGGTGTAACATTAGATGATGAATCAGAAAACTTTATCTCAAAAAGAGTAGGTGATTCTTACTTTGTTTGGGATGATGATGAAGAAAGATACACAGAAAGAGGCGAGTACGGAAACGCTAGCGCATACTTCAGAGTGGAACTCCATGAAGATATCAGACTAGGAAGCTTTAATAAGCTCTGCCTCCCATTCGGTTTCTATGGAGGTATCAAATACAAGGACGCTTCAGGCTTCACTGCCGGCGCCAATGCTGGAGTTGATACTCTCTTAACTTCGTCAACCGCACTAAACGATGCTGCATCCGGCTTTACTAGCGCTGCAGAGATTGTTACTGGTGCAAATATTTACCTTACAAGTTCAACCTACTACGGCGGCCTTGCATCAGGTTCCGTAACTGGTACAATGAGCTTTCCAAAACTAGGCCTTGTTGATACAGCTGTTGATACCACACAAGCAGCAAATAGTTTTGGCGTTAGGCCCGCTCAAAACAACGACACTTACTTTGATGTTATTCGTCGCCTAACAGCAGACTTATCTGCAACGGACTACACATACCCAGCGACAGCAGACACAGATACAGAAGTCTTAGTGGCCTTCTCTCTTGACGAGCTTCAACAAGGCACTTCAAGTGCAACAGTTGCAACTGCTAAAGATAGAATTACTGGCGGAGATTATACTTTTGCAAGGTTTGTGTCAGGCTCACGAGCTGCCGGCACTTCAATCACTGCGGACAAGTGGTACTATGGGAATACTACTGCTTCTGCTGGCGCCACAACAGGGTCCTACGCCGTAGTTGAAACAAGAGGCCTTAACGGGCCCGGGATTAGAGGCTTCTCTGTACCGGTTATGGGCGGCGCTGACGGCCTTAAAGTAACTGAGCCTGATCCATTTGCAAACAGGCTGCTTGATACTACTTCAAGATACAACTACTACTCAATTGATAAAGCCATTAAGACAGTTTCAGATCCTGAAGTACTTGAATTCGATTCTGTTGCAATACCAGGGCTTACAAAAGACAGCCTTCAAGATACTTTAATTAGAACAGTAGAAGACCGTGGAGATGCAGTTGCGCTCTTGGATATCAAGCATGACTATGAGCCAAACACAGAAACAACTACTGCTGATACAGAAACTTCACCAATTTTAAGTGAGGCCTTAAGAACCTTTAAGGATAGAGCTCTTAACACAAGCTACGCCGCAGCATACTACCCAGCAGTCAAGATGACACAAGACGGAATGAGCATCTTTATGCCACCAACCGTTGCTGTAATGGGTGTATTTGGACGCACAGCGAGAGTTTCAGAGCCTTGGTTCGCTCCCGCAGGGTTTAACCGTGGTGGCCTTAGAGAGGTTGGTGTAAGCGGTGTTGCAACCGTGCTAAGATCAAGAGAAAGAGATGATCTTTACGAAATTAACGTTAACCCAATTGCGAGATTCCCTGCCGTTGGGCCGGTTATCTTTGGTCAAAAAACACTCCAAGTTAAGTCAAGCGCTCTAGACCGAGTAAATGTTCGACGCCTTCTTATTTACCTTAAGAGGCAAATTGGAATTGTTTCAAACTCAGTGTTGTTTGAGCAAAACATTCCAAGTACTTGGCGAGACTTTAAGAACCGACTTAATCCAATCTTGGCTTCCGTGAAAGCCGGTGGTGGTTTAACTGAGTACAAGATTGTTCTAGACGAAACCACAACAACACCAGAGCTTCAAGATAGAAACGTTCTTTATGGCAAGGTTCTTATCAAGCCAGCAAGGGCAATTGAGTTTATTGCACTTGACGTTGAAATCTTAAGATCAGGCGAAGCACTATAAAAAGGAGAAAATAAGAAATGGCAAATTTTTGGTCATCAGGAAATAGCGCAGCAATACCTAAAAGAAATTTTAGATTTTTAGTTAATTTTGGAGGCCTTCCAGTTTGGATTGCAAAATCAACTCAATTGCCCAACTTTTCAGTCGGAGAAGCAAAGGTTCATTTTGTTAATCACGAGTTTAAATACCCAGGAAAAGTAACTTATCAAGATTTACAAATATCCTTAATTGAGGCAGTAGATCCCAATACAAGCTTTGAGCTTTTAAAGGAGTTTTCAAATTCAGGGTATAGAAACCCATCTGCTATTAGTGAGGATCCTGAAGGGGGAGCGCAAAACTCTATAATCTTCAAGAGCAAAGCAGTTAGGACGGTCAGCCTTATCCACTTGGGTGGGCCCTCGGACGAAGGTGGTAGTGATCCTCTAAATAACACTTACAACCTTAAAAACGCTTGGATTAAGACTATCACACTTCCACAATCACTGGACTACAGCAGCGAAGAAGTTTCAGATGTTCAAATAACATTTGCATACGATTACTTTACAGTGGAAGGCGGCGGCGACGGCTTTACAGAAGGCTAAAGCTAGCAAGCTATTTAACCTCATAGGAGAAAAATGAGAAACAATTCAGAAAGACTAGGATTAGAAAATAAAAACACAGAAGAAAGCCCATTGGAAGTAGAAGCAATGGCACAAACATCAGATTTTAGTTTTATTATACCGAAACACCTTGTGGAGTTGCCTTCACAGGGCGTTTTTTATCCAGAAAACCACCCTTTAAGACAAAATCCTGTTGTTGAAATAAAAGAAATAACAGCAAAAGAAGAAGATATTATTGTTAATAAAGATTATGCAAAAGAAAATTCAACAGTAGATCGCCTTCTTCAATCTGTTTTAGTTTCACCAAAAATTTCAGTTGAAGACTTACTCCCAGGAGATAAAGCAACAATGTTGTTTTGGCTTCGCATACACTCTTTTGGTGAAGATTACCCTGTTTCTGTTGCTTGCCCTTCTTGTGGAACAAGGCACGAAGAAACTTACAATCTAAACGATTGCATTACAACACAACCTTTCAATACACCAGAAGGCTGCACTTTAACTCAAAATAACACTTTTGTTTATGAACTTCCAAAAACAAAAGCAAAAATTGAGTTTAGAATTGCAAATGGAAAAGACGAAAAAGAACTTGAAGCAAGGCTAAAGAAATACGACAAGCACAATGTTGCTTATAATCGATCTTCTCAAGAACTTGCAATGATTACAGTTAGTGTAAATGGAGCCCCAATGGACTTTGCAAAGGTGTATGACCAAATTCCAGCAACTGACTTAAGGGCTCTTCGCAAGAAAATAAGACAAGCAACACCAACAACTGAAATCTTAACAGATTTTGAGTGCGGCTCTTGTGGCCATGAAGAAACTACCTTTCTTCCAATCACAACAAAATTTTTTTGGCCTGAATAGCGACTACCAAAAGGTAGTATATGAAGAGCTGTTTTCATTAAAATATCACGGCAATTTTTCATTATTTGAATCTTATAATTTACCTGTTTCGCTTCGTCGTTGGTTTATCCAAAGGCTGATAAAGCAAAAAAATGACGAAGCAAGAGAAATAGAGAAATCAAGAATAAGTAATGGCTAATTGCCGTTATTTTATTTGCTTTACTATTTATTTAAGAAGGAGTATGACCAGTGGAAAAAAAAGAAGTGCATTTAAATTTGGCTGCTTTAAATGAATATGAAACAATCCACACAAGGATTGGAAATTTAAAGAATGTTCTTTATCACCTTTTGGGTGTTGAAAGATTTAATGCATTTATCACAGGAAAACCTTCACAAATTGATGCCCTTGCTGTTGCTGCTGCAGCAGAAAAAGATTTCATGAATATTTCAAATGTTTATGGCCAAAACAGCCCCCAGGCAAGAAGCTCAAAGTTAAAATTGGATCGCTCAATAAAAGACTTTGAAAGAAAAACAAACATTCCTTGGCCAATCAAATAAGAGATTAGATCATGGCAGATAAAAAAGATGAAAACACACAGTCTCAAAGCAAAAGCAATCTAAATGATGCTCAAAAGCTAGTTGAGCAAAAAAAGAAACAACTAGAACTTGAAGAGAAAATTAATAAACTTGAAAAAGAACGAAATGAAGCAACAGGCATAAGAAAAGAGCTTAAAGAGAAAGAACTAGAGCTTGTAAAGAAAATAAGAGATAATGAAACAGAAGGAGTTGAAGCCTTAGTTGAAAGCATAGCTAATTTAAATAAAGAAATTAGCGATCTTGAAGAAGAATCTAATAAATTAAAAGAAGCCCAAGAAAGACTAAACAAAGCTTTTGAAGCCGGTTCCTCTTTTGCTGAAGGTTATTTAGGGAAAATAGGTTTTGGTGACTCGCCCGGCCTTAAGGGTGCAATGGACTCTCTAGTTTCTTCAATAAAAGAAGTTAGAGAAGGCACAACAAGCCTTGGAGGCGTCTTTAAACGGTGGGGTGAAACAACTCTTGAAGCAACCACAAAAGGGTTTGGATTTACAAGACTTTTACGATCCTTCGTTGGAAACTCAATCGATTTAATCACAAGACTTGATGCAACAAGGGCCGCTTTTGTTAAATTAGGCCCTCAGTTTGAAGAATTAGCACGCCTAACAAAGCAAAACAGACAAGAAGTTCTTGCTTATGGTGGAGACTTAGAAGAACTGTCAAAAAGCTTTCAGTCTCTATCAACAAACTTAAATTACTTTAACTTTTTAAGTAAAGAAGAGCAAAAAAACTTAGGTCTTTTAACGACTGGCTTTAATAACTTTGGAGCAGATGTAACAAAAGTTT